AGACAGTCAGTAAAAGATGACAAATTTTCATTTAACGTTGGTAAATTCTAACAAATTGTCATACTAAGGTTAGTGGTATAGTATTTGAACTATATAGAGTATTATTAACAAAACAAAAATTAAAATTATGTATTTAATTGATTACAACAAATTATTCGAAGATTTTTTTGAAACACCAAAAACAAGAGCAGCAAGTACTAAACACAAACAAGTAGTGGTTGATGTTACCGATGATATCCTAAGAATAGGATTAGCGGTACCAGGACAAACAAAAGAATCATTAGAAATTACTATTGATGAAAACTTTATTAAAGTTAAATCAATAGAGAAAGAAAGTGAGGATAAAATTTGGAATGCAATCGCACTTCCAGTTGATGAATCACTAAACATTGGAACTAATTGGGACCTTAGTGCTACATTGGCAGTAGTTAAAGATGGTATATTAAACATTTCTTTACCTAAATTAGAAGAAAAGAAGCCAAAAAAAGTATCCATTAAAGTTGGATAGTTCGGTTATATTTCGTATATTTAAGGGGTAGTCAAAAGGCTACCCTTTTTTATGAAAACAAAATTAAATAAAATTTATTTTACAGGAACTTCTTTTACGGAAGGCGGTGGGTTAAATGAATTTACGTTAAATGCATATAGAAACGAATATAACATTAAATTCAATGGGAATAAAGAAAGAGACGTATGTTATCCAACTTTAGTAGGAAAAAAATTAAAAGTAGAAATAATAAATGATGCGGCGTGTGGTGGTGGAATAGATAGAATGTTTAGAAAAATATGGGAGTATATACCTACACAACCAATGTATGTATTAACAAAAACTTTATTTGTATTAGAATTACCAGGAACATATAATAGATTAGATATTTTTTCAAATAAATTAAATAAATATTTAATATGCAATGTAACATTTGATAATCCAAATAAGAACTTTTTTGACAGTATTAATATGGAAAACTTTAAAGTATTTTTAACTGAAAATTACTTAGTACCTCCAACCGAAAATAAAGAAGATATTAAATTAATACAAGAATCAGTAAAAAATTGGTTTATTGATTGTGTTAATATAGATGAACAAAACAAAAGTGCAAAACATAAATTATCTGGATTAATTTCATTTTTTAAATTAAACAACATACCATTTTTATTATCAGGACAACTTGATTGTGTAGATTATGGTATATTTCCAAATATTTATTATTCAAATGTACTACGTGTAAGTATAGATGATACTAAATATGATAGTATATTGGGCTTTACTAATACTAATAATATAAGAATATCAGATGATATAAAAAATAGTACAGATGGACATCCTGGATTATTTGCACATCAAAAATGGGCAGATGGAATTGTTGAATTAATAAATAACAAATATTTATAATAAATAAAGTATATGAGATACAAAGAACAAATCAGAAAAAATTTAGAAGCAATTGAAATTAGAACAAACTACCTAAAACAAGCTGCAGAAGGTAGTAAACAAATCACAAACGTAGATGCAGTAAAAATGTTTGATGAATTATTGTTTGCATTGGGTAAGGTTAATGATTTAATTGATTTAGAAAGAGAGGGATAATGAATTGGTTAAAATGGTTAGTAGGAATATCTGCATTAATTATAGCAAGTTGTGCTGCGTTCTTTTCTATAACTGGATTAGGTGTTCTATTTAGTGGAGCAGCTATATCTGTTATGGTGATGGCAGGTTCATTAGAATTTGCTAAATTAGTAGCAGCTACTTATCTTAAACAAAAATGGGATGAGATAAAAGGATTCAATAAGTGGTATTTAGTATCTGCGGTGATTGTATTGATGTTAATTACTTCTGCTGGTATATTTGGTTACCTTTCAAACGCATTCCAACAGCAGAACTTAAAACTTCAACAGGTAGATAGAGAGATTGCAGTATATTCTACTAAGATTACTACTAACGATGCACAAATTACTCAATTAAACACTCAATTGGGTCAATTATCCTCAACACAAAACACAATTTTAGATAAAGGTAAGGTAAATTCTCGTCTTTTACGTTCAATTGATAGTAAAGATAGACAAGTTGGTACAATTAACAAAAAAATTAGTAGTTTACAAGACAATAATGCTAAAAATAATGAAGAAATCAATAAAATCAAAGTGACAAACTTAGATTTAGAAAAAGAAGTTGGTGGATTTCGATTTGTAGCCGAAGCATTTGGTATGGAATTGAAAAATGTAGTAAAATTCTTCATATTTTTGATTGTAATAGTATTTGACCCATTAGCAGTAGCACTTATTATCGCATTTAATGGAATGATTAGTAATAAAAAAGAAAAAACACCAAATTATAACGATTTAGATGATTTAATGTACGAAAACTACAAAAATTATGAAGTTTATGGTGATAATGGAAAAAATTTACCAAAAAATGAGGTTATAATGGAAAATATTCCTCAAAATGAACCCATAGAACCCACGCCACTTGCGTATTACGAAGAAGCTAATTTTGATTGGAATAATAAAAATTTATGGATAAATAACCCATCTGCAGTAAAATATTGGATGAATACAGGTAATTCTATCAATACTTTCAAAAAATTATATAAACAACACTTAGATGAATTAGATAATACTAATTTAACAAAAACATATTAAAAATAAATTATGGCATATTCAGAAAAGGTAATTGACCATTATCAAAACCCAAAAAACGTAGGAACTTTAGATAAAAGTAAATCCAACGTAGGTACAGGTCTAGTAGGAGCACCAGAATGTGGTGATGTAATGAGATTACAAATAGAAGTTAATGCTAATGTTATAACTGATGCAAAATTTAAAACATTTGGTTGTGGAAGTGCTATTGCCGCATCTTCATTAGCAACGGAATGGTTGAAAGGTATGACATTGGAAGAAGCAGTTAAATTAGATAATATGGAGTTGGTAGAGGAATTAAACCTACCTCCTGTTAAAATACATTGTTCAGTATTAGCAGAAGATGCTATCAAATCTGCTATTAACGATTATAGACAAAAACAAGGATTAGAACAACTAATCTTTGATGAATCACATATATAAAAAACAAAAAAACAAATTATGAGTTTTATTATTGGTAAGAGTTGTGTTGATTGTATGGATACCGCGTGTGCAAGTGCATGTCCGGTAGATTGTATTCACGGACCTATTGATATGGAAGGTTCAGGTGGTGAAATTGAAAGAGATGGTAGAGCGGCATTTCCCGGTGGGCAGATGTATATCAATCCGGATACTTGTATAAATTGTGGTGCGTGTGTTCCTGAATGTCCTGTTTCTGCAATATATGAAGATGAGGATTTGGCAATAAAAGCAGGTGATGAAATATCAGTACATAAGAATTACGAATTTTTCGGATTAAAATACAATTAAAAAATAAAAAATATGTTACAAGAAATTTACAATGAATTATGTGCAAGACCATCGGATATTAATGAGCATTTACCTACATTAAAAAAATATTCAGAAGAATGTGAGCATATAACAGAGATGGGTGTTAGATGGGTAGTATCAACCTATGCATTACTTATGGGAAAACCTAAAAAACTTATTTCATATGATATTAATGGTATTCAATGGGAATCAATTGCAGAAATGGTTAAAAATGATACAAAGTTTGAATTTAAAGTAGCTAATACATTAGATTTAGAAATAGAAGAAACTGATTTACTTTTTATTGATACTTTACACAATTACAATCAATTAAAAGGTGAATTAGAAATACATAGTAATAAAGCACGTAAGTATATTATATTTCACGATACTACATCGTTTGAGTGGATTGGTGAATCGTATAATGGCAAAGTAGATGAAATAGGATTGTGGCCAGCAATTGAAGAATTCTTAGAGGTAAACCCACATTGGGAATTACATGAAAGATTTACCAATAACAATGGTTTAACTATTTTAAAAAGAAAATAATGTATTCAGTTATTATACCTACAATGTGGAAATGTAATAGATTTCAACAGACACTTAGGGAATTAAGTTCACATGAATTAGTTGGAGAAATTATCCTAATAGATAACACCCCAAATGATTTAAAGATAGAATTACCAAAATTAATTCATATATTAGAAGGAAAAAATACATATGTTACCGCACCTTGGAATAAAGGAGCAGCAATTGCAAAATATGATAAACTTTTAATTCTAAATGATGATATTTGGATGGATTGGAATATTCTAAATATATTAGAACCATACATTACTGAACAAATTGGTTTAATAGGTTTAGATGAGATTGAATATAATGTTCAGCCAAATAAAGAAGTTGGATTAGAACCAATTGAACATAGACATGGTGGGTGGGGTTGTGCAATATTTGTACATAAAGAAAACTATACACCAATACCTGAAGAAATGAAAGTATGGGGACAAGATGATTGGTTATTTGTAAAAGCTAGAAATAGAAGAAAACAAAATTACAAATTAGTAGGATATAGGATAGATGGTGAATTATCAGTAACAAATAATATTTTAGATGCAGATAGTGAAATCCATTCTATAAGAGAAAACGATTTAAGATTAAAACAACAATATAATTTATTTTAGTTATGTACTTACAAACACCTTACAAAATCAGTTACGATACAACGAAATATGATTTTAGAAAAATAGTTTCAGAAATGTTAGAAGTATGGGAAGGTGATACTACCCCATTAGAAGATTTACATACATTGGAACATTATGATTTATTAGTTAGAGAAAAAGACCAATCTACAATTTGGCATAAAAGATATTATAACAAATATAAAACACAATTCTTACCAACCTATTTAGAATTAGTTAAAGAACTTAAACAAAGGTTTGGATATAATGAAATTATTTATCAGGCTATCCCAACATTTAGAGTTCAATTAGCAGAAGGTAATTTGGGTGTAGGTGAATGGCATAAAGATAGTACTTACAATCATGGAACTACCGAAGTGAATTTTTGGATGCCATTTGTAAATACTAATGAACAAAACACTATTTGGATGGAAAGTAAAGCAGATAAAGGTGATTACCAACCATATAAAGTAAACTATGGTGAAATTTTAGTATTTAGTGGTGCAAATTTATATCATGGTAATAAAAACAATGATAGTAACCAAACTAGAGTATCGGTTGATTTTCGTTTAGTAGACCCTGTTAAATTTATTCCAAACGAAGCAGGTTCAATCAATATGAAAGCAAAATTTGATGTTGGTGGATATTTTGAAAAAATATAAGATATGATAAATGTTATAATTCCAATGGCAGGTGCGGGTAAACGATTCGCAGATGTAGGTTATACAATTCCAAAACCATTTATTCCGGTTAAAGGAAAACCAATGGTACAATCGGTTGTAGAAAATCTAAATATAGATGGTAAACACATTTTTATAATTCAGAAAGAACATTCTGTTGGTGGAAATTTACAAACCTTTTTAAATGCAATAAGTCCTAATTGTGTTATTATTGAAGTAGATGAATTAACCGAAGGACCAGCATGTACGGCATTATTGGCAGAACAATATATTGATGATAATCCATTGATTATTGTAAATTGTGACCAAATAATACATGATTTTGATGTTAATAAATTATTAGAATTTTCTAAAGTAAATGATGCAGATGGAATATTGGGTGCATTCATTTCTACATCAAAGAAAAATTCATATATGAAGTTAGACCCACAGGGTGAAGTTACTGAAATTAAAGAAAAGATAGTTATTAGTAATACTGCGACTAATGGGTTACATTTTTGGAATAATGGAAAAGATTTCGTATCTTCTGCAAAAGAAATGATATTAATGGGTGAACGATATAATAATGAATTTTATATTGCACCTACTTATAACTACTTAGTAAAGAATGGTAAAAAAATATTACCTTATTTTTATAACTTACATTTTCCGATTGGAACACCGGAGGATTTAAACAAATATAAAGAATTATATGGACATTCTTAAAATGAAAGATATGAAGGGTGGTTGGTTTATTGGAAACTTTGAACCTACTGCATTTAAAACAGAAGAATTTGAAGTATGTTATAAACAACATACTAAAGGTGAGCAATGGGACACTCACTATCATAAAGAGGGTACTGAGATTAATTATTTAGTTGACGGTAAAATGATTATTCAAAATAAACAATTAAACAAAGGTGATATATTCATCCTACATCCATTTGAAATTGCCGACCCAATATTCTTAGAAGATTGTACGGTTTTAATAATAAAAACTCCATCTAAACCCGGAGATAAATTTACAATATAATATGGTAAACATTTTTAGAAAATCAGTAGATACGGATAAATATTTTATCGTAACATATGATTTAGCATCGGAAACAAATCTAAGAGATGCAGCGTGGAACTTAGCAATTGGACAAAGTGTTGGTAACCCCAACGTTAGAAACCAATGGGAAAGTGATGAACTATTTGAAAATAATAGTTGTATAGTATTGGGAGATGAAGAAGAACTTAAATCCATAAATAATGGATTAGTTAAGATTGCATTTCCTGTAATAAATATCGATTTTAAAACCGATGGTATTTCACATTTGTTAGTAAATATTATGGGTGGACAAATGGATATTGATAACATCACTAAATGTGCAGTTAAAGATATTTGGTTTCCACAACACATTGAGGACCTATTTTTAGGACCTAAATTTGGTATCAAAGGAATTAGAGAATATACTAAAACATTTCACAAACCTTTGTTTGGTGCAATTGTAAAACCTAAGATTGGTATTACACCACAAACCCTATTAGAAATGGTTAAAGAATTAGTAGAGGGTGGGGTAAACTTTATTAAAGAAGATGAGATTATGAGTAATCCAGCCTTTTGTACAATTGAAGAAAGAGTACCATTGATTGCAGAATATTTAAAGGATAAGAATGTAGTGTATTGTGTATCTATTCATTCCGATTATCCACACATTTTAGATAGAGTTAAAAGAGTATATGAATTGGGGGGTAATGGTGTTCATATTAATTTTTGGTGTGGGTTGGGGGTTTACAAAGCAGTAAGAGAATTAGACTTACCAATATTTTTACATTTCCAAAAAAGTGGAGATAAAATTCTAACAAATAGAAATCACGCATATTATATTGATTGGACAGTAATTTGTAAATTAGCAGGTATGATGGGTGTTGATTTTATTCACGCTGGAATGATTGGTGGATATTACAAATGGCCTGAAAGTGAAGTAGTTGATTCAATTAAAGAATTACATAAATACGGAGTAATGCCGGCATTAAGTTGTGGATTCCATCCAGGTCTTACTGAGTGGGTTACTGAAAAAGTTGGTATTGATTATATGGCAAACGTTGGTGGTGCAATTCACGGACATCCAGATGGTACTTTGGCGGGTGCTAAGGCAATGAAACAAAGTATTGATAAAACATACGATACTGAATACAATAAGGCTATTCAAAAATGGGGTAGTAAATAATGAAACAAATTGTGAAAATGATGAGGATTATGGAGTTTGAATTAGAACTTAATTTTGATATTAAAATTGATGGATTAATTGGATATCCACAATTCGTAATTAATAGTGAAAATGATGAGGATTATGGAGTTTGTTATGCATCTAATGAAATACAAGAATGTGAATTGGAATTAGTAGATGAAATGGCTAAGCAATATGCAACTCATGGTATATTAGAAATTGGTGTTGCACGACCTAAAAATGGTGATAGTGCATTTACATACAAATATTTAAAGAACAAATCAAACAAAATTCCATATGTAGCCGTAGATATTGATGATAAAACATTTCTAAATAATATTGAAGAGAATATATATTCAATTCAATGTAAGAGTGAAGAACAGGCTAAAGTAAGAGAATTTCTAAAACAAAACGGAGTAAACGAAATATCTATCTTATCAATTGATGGTTGGCACTCATTGAACGCAGTAATAAATGATTGGAAATATACAGACCTATTAGTTAAAGGCGGTATTGTAATATTTCACGATTCTAATTATCATCCTGGTGTACATTGTTTTATTCCGTTCATAGATAAAACAAAATATGAAGTTACTAAATACTTTGTCAATGAAGATGCACATGGTATAACAATAGCTAAAAAATTATAATATTAATTATATTGGTATAAGTAATGAAGATAGGTGAAGAAAATACACATTTTATATTAAAACCCCAACACTTAACACATAGAAATCCACATTATAAATTAATAAGAACAGGAACATGGCAATGATACTAATATCACATAGAGGAAATATAGATGGTAAAATCTTAGAAAGAGAAAATCATCCCGATTATATCAATGAAGCATTAGATTTAGGTTATGATGTTGAAATTGATGTATGGTTTGTTGATGGTAAGTTTATGTTAGGACACGATGAACCATTATACGAAACTGATTATAAGTTTTTGATGAATGAAAAGTTATGGTGTCATGCTAAGAGTTTAGATGCATTATTTGAAATGAAAAAATATGCTATTCATTACTTTTGGCATGAAAGTGATATTGTAACTCTTACATCTAAAAATTATGTGTGGGCATATCCTGGCAAACAACCAATTAAAGGAAGTATAGCTTGTATGCCGGAATTAGAAAATGATAATGTTTTATTGTGTAAAGGCATTTGTTCAGATTATATAAAAAAATATAAAATGAAAATTGCAGTAGTATTTTATGGTCAACCAAGAGATGTAGTTGATAGTTTTAAATCTATTAAACAAAGATTGTTAGATAATCCAAATGTTGAAATTGATTTATTTGCGCATATGTGGGAATCACATGAATACAAAGAAGCATTAGAATTATATAAGTTTAAAGAAGTAAAATTAGAACAACCAAAAGATTTTTCTAATTTATATAATGGAAAGAATGGATATTGTTCTAAATCTTTTACATTATATCCAATGTGGTATTCAATACAAAATGGATGTGAATTATTAAAAAATTACATTAAAGAAAATAATGTTAAATATGATTTTGTAGTAAGATTACGATTTGATATGTTTTTTCATCATGATTTGGTTTTTGATACATTAGATAAAACTTTATTATACACATCTGAAGCCGCATGGCCCGGTTCTCACTTATTTGATGATAGTTGGAGTATTTGTGGACAAAACATATATATAGAAGTATATAAAGAACTATACGCTAAATTTGTTGCTAGACATATTAATAGAACGTTTATACATAGAGGAGAAGAAAACACATATGAGCATATAAACGAATTAGGATTATTAGAATTGGTTAAACGAGAACGTATGTTAGATTTCGGATTGAATAGAAATAAATAATTATAATTATTAGTATGGTAACAGTATCAGAAGGTGCGGCAAAAAAATTAAATTCACTTATTGAAGAAAGTGGATTCAAAACGCCATTCGTTAGAGTAGCAGTTAAAGGTGGTGGATGTAGTGGATTGTCATACGACCTTTCATTTGATACTGAACAACAAGAGGGTGATACTTTAGCAGAAGATAAAGGAGTACAAATACTAATAGATATGAAATCATTACTATATCTTTATGGAACTGAATTAGATTTTTCCGATGGATTGAATGGTAAAGGTTTTCAGTTTATCAATCCTAACGCATCCCGTACGTGTGGGTGTGGTGAATCATTTGCATTATAAAGTCTCTTTATTATTTGGAAACGATACTTATTTAATGTATATTAGAGTTATAAACAATTACATATGATAAAAATAGTAACAGACACATCGGCATTAAAAAAGTCAATTCCTACTACAACATTTACAAAAGAAGAACAAGATTTAGCAACAGCTGCATTATTAACCGCAGTAACCGAACATCAAGGATTGGGTATGAGTGCAAATCAAATCGGATTAAATAAAAGAATTTGTGTAATTAATGTTAGAGAAGAACCATTGGTATTGGTTAATCCTACAATCGTAGAAGAAAGTGAAGAAAAGATAATGTACTTTGAAGGATGTTTATCTTTACCTAAAACAATGAAAAAACCAATTAAGACAGTTCGTTCTTATGGTGTTAAAGTAAAAGCAGATAATTTTCCTGATGTATTAGATTTTTCTACAAAAGAAAGAAAACACGAAGATATAAATGCGTTATTTGGTGATGTAGATTTATTAGAATCAGTTTGTGTTCAACATGAGATTGACCATTTAAACGGATTAACAATTAGAGATAGGCAATATACGGAAACTGTTAGATTAACTACATTTGCTAAGATGGGTAGAAATGAAAGATTTATCCTAAAGAAAGACAATGAAACTCTTTCAGTCAAGAAAAAGAATTTATCAACTTACTTAGAGCAAGGATGGGAGGTAGCATAATATGGAACTAATAATAATTATTTTAACTATTTTCTTAGCCGCAGCTGGATATGCAATTTATAATCTTTTGAATAAATTAGAAAGATATGAAGATGTAATTGCAATGAACACCGATAACTATATTCAAATTTTAAACGCTATGAAAGAAATTGATTCAACCGGAGCATTTGAAAGTGATGATGAAGTCGGCTCAACATTTCAGGACTTAAAGAATCTTATAACCAATAACCAAAAAATACTAAACGGAAACAATAATGGGTAGAAAGAAAAAAGATACTAGATACTTCACCGAACAAACTGAAGCTGCTATTATTGCATATAACAAATCGGATGATAATAGAGAAAGAAATAAATTATACACCGAACACATCCATTATTCATTTTATAAATTATCCGAAAACGTATTAAACACTTGGGGGTTTACTTATTTTGATGATGATAAAGAAGATATCAAACACGAAGTAGTTTCTTTCCTATTAGAAAAAATACATAAATTTGAAGAAGGTAAGGGTAAGGCATTTAGTTATTTCACTATTGCAGCTCGCAACTATCTTATCCTAAATAACAATTCTAATTACAAAAGGTTTAAAGCAACATCACAATTAAGTGCAATGCCAGTTAGTTGGGATTTAGAAAACGATTTTAAACAAACGGCACATAACGAAGAATTTAAAACGTTTAATGATAGAATGTTACAATTTTGGGATTTAAATTTAAATAAAGAATTTACAAAGAAAAGAGATATTCAAATTGCAGATGCTGTTTTAGAATTATTTAGAAGAGCGGAATTTATTGAATCATTTAATAAAAAATCATTATACTTATTGGTTAGAGAAATGACTGGTTATAAAACACACTACATAACTAAAGTTGTTTCTAAAATGAAAGAAACTCAAATGAAATTGTATTATCAATTTTTAGATGAGGGGGATATAACACAAGAGAAAAAAGACCCGTTTTGGAAGAGAGTAATAACCAAATGAGAATATTAGGAATATCAGCATTTTACCACGACTCAGCAGCTGCATTGATTGTAGATGGCAAAGTTGTATCGGCACAAGAAGAAGAACGATTTACAGGTATAAAGCACGACCAAAGATTTCCTATCAATTCAATTAAGTGGATTCTAAAACAAAACAAATTAAAGATTAACCAAATAGATAAAATTGTTTGGTACGAAGACCCTACAAAAAAATACGAAAGATTTAAAGAACAATGGTTTAAGTATTTTCCTAAAACAATCCGTTTAACTAAGAAACTTATATTTTGGAAAAAGAATAATAACATTGAAGATATTATTCGTACATACTTAGCATATAAAGGTTCAATAGAATATGTAGAACATCACATCTCACATTTAGCATATTCATTCTATACATCACCATTTGAAAACGCACATCTATTTTCCGTAGATGGAGTTGGTGAAAACGAAACCGCAATATTAGGATTAGGTTTAAAAGGTAGATACATACAACCATTAGAGAGAACTTACTTTCCACATTCATTAGGATTATTATACGCAAGTGTTACGGCATTCTTAGGATTTAAACCCAATAGTGGTGAATACAAAGTAATGGGATTAGTTGCGTATGGTAATCAAAAAGATTTATATAGGGAACAATTTGAAAAAATTGCTAAACTAAATGGTAATAATTTAGAATTAGATTTAAAATATTTTTCATTCCATTATTCAGAGAAAGGTATGTTCACTTCTAAAATGGCAGAACTATTCAATGTAGCACCTAGAACACCTGAAAGTGAATTAGAGCAAGTGTATATGGATATTGCATTTTCATTGCAGGCACATTACGAAAGATTGTTTTTCCAAATGTTAAATAATTTTTATAAACATTACCCACAAGACAATTTATGTTTGAGTGGTGGGTGTGCATACAACGGATTAGCAAATGGTAAGATAACAATAGAAACTCCTTATAAGAACGTATATGTTCCACCGGCACCATCTGATGCTGGCAGTGCAATTGGTTGTGCGTTATATGTGTATTATAAAGAACCATTATCAAGGACCTTCATATGTAGCATCAGATTTTATTTCTGCAATAGCTAAGTTAGTTCCAAATGATAAAGTAAAAAGATTTGATAATTATAATCCATTAATAGAACAAGTAGCGGAATTAATTAATGATGGTGCAATTATAGGTTGGTTTCAAGATGGTAGTGAGTTTGGACAACGAGCATTAGGACATCGTTCTATATTAGCAAATCCAACTATTAAAGATATTAAACCAAAGGTAAATAGAGTAATTAAAAAAAGAGAAGGTTTTAGACCTTTTGCACCAATGGTTACTGCCGAAGATGCAAATAAATACTTTGAAATGTTAGGACAAGAAGTTCCATATATGAATCAAGTGTTTAAAGTTAAAGATAGTTTTATTGCAGGGTTACCATCCATTACTCACGCCGATGGTACGGCTAGAGTTCAAACAGTTCGTTCTAAGTTTAATCCATATATCTTTACACTACTTAAAAAATTTGAAAAGAAAAGTGGATATCCTATCTTACTTAATACCTCATTCAATCTTAGAGGACAAACAATGGTATTAGACCCAAAAACAGCTATTAAAACATTTTACGATTGTGAAATGGATTACTTAGTATTAGGTAACTATTTGATTAGTAAGTAAGTTTTTAAATACACAATATTTATAAAAAAGATTTATGGCAAGCGTAGACATGAATTTTCCTCTATTTAAAGGAAAAACATTTAGTGATTTGTTGGGTGATATATATGAAAACCAACAAAGTAAAAAGAAAAACATTTCGGATTTAATTCAAGAAATGAGAAAATTAGTAACTAAAGCATCCGATGTAATTACAATAGGACCAATCATTACACAATTAATTGAAGCAAGTATTAGTAACGATGACCATCTAATTAAAATTGCAAATATAGCACAAAAGTTAGTATTAGCAAACACTAAGAAAGCAGGTGATGAAGGTTGGTTAAGTGAAGATGATAAAAAGGCATTATTAGAAGAAATGGATGTAGTTGCTAAAGAAATTACACAAAGTACAGATGATAAAATTGAAGATTTAGAATTTGAAATAGAATCATTAAAAGAAAGTATAGGTAAATAAAATGGCACAATTTGGACAAACAAGTACTAATGCATCTAACTCATCGGTTGGACAATCTGCAAAACCAGAGTCATCTCAACTTGGTATTGTTAACTTTGTATTTTTAGAACCGGATGATTTAGTAGAAAAAACATCAGATATTGATAAAGGATTTGAAGAAATAGCAAATACATCCGATTATGAAGAGAAAGATGGTGCATATTATGGTTCTATAAAGTATAGATTACCCGAAAGTAGTGAAACTAAAGAAGAAGATTTACCTGTTGCATTCCCATTAAATAGATACAATTTTACATTGCCTGTGAAAGGTGAGACGATATATATTCAAACTATAAATGGGAAAAATTTCTATACACCAATATCATTTCAAAATACCACAGGATTTAATACTAATATTAATATTTTAAAAACAACCGTAAAAGTCGCAAATGAATCAACTAGTGGTGGCGGAACGGCAACTTATAAAGAAACATCACAAACCGGTATACCAAATAGTGATACACCATCTAATACTAAATCAAAAACAAAAAAAGGATTTCAGGGAAAATATTATAAAAGAAATATTAAACTTCATCAATTAAAACCAAATGAAGGCGATACTATCATACAAGGTAAGTCTGGCAATAGTATTAGATTTAGTGGGTATATACATAGTGATAGAACAAATGGTAAACAATATCCCGCTATACTAATTCGTAATGGGGAAAATGCAGATTCACAACAAACTAATAAAGTATTTGGAACAACAATTGAAGATATAAATAAAGATGGCACCTCAATACAAATCACATCAGGTGAATATAGTACTTTATATGATTCAACTACTATAAAAGTTAATAAAGAAGCAATAAGTAAGTACCCAGCATCGGATGATTTAAAAGGTGACCAATTAGTTGTTAATAGTGGTAGATTAATTCTTTCATCAAAAACAGCAGAAACTTTTTTGTTTAGTAAGAAAAATTTTAGTATATTTACCGATGATATTGTAACCATAGATGCAGAAAAAGGATTTAATCTTATTTCTCAAAATGGTAATGTACAATTACAAACAAAGGGCAGTAAAAATATTGTATTAACAATTGAGAATGGAAAAATATATGCAGGAAAGGATGGTGCAACTGAACAAATGTTATTAGGCAATACTTTAGTTGATTTATTAACACAATTAATAGATGCTATAAATGCAATGACAATTGCAACCCCATCGGGTCCTTCCGCTCCCGGACCTATTGATAAATCCCCATTTAATCAAGTTAAAAATAATTTAAAAACTGCATTATCTAAAACTAATTATTTAATATAATGTCTTGGTCTCAATTTAAAGATGAAGTAGGTGATAAAATGAAAGCAGCGAGTTGGAAAACCGCAGATGAATTTGCCATTTTCTTTACTAAAAAATATGATGAGGCAATGAAGCGTGGTAAAGATGCAACCACCGGCAATCCTGTATTAAAAGGAAATACTGAATTAATGCAACAATTACTTATTAATGCAGGTAATGTTGCATTAGTTGCAAAAACACCAGCGTTTTATAATTCATATTTAAAATTATTAGGACTAGCAGTAGTTGGATATTGGACAGGTGCAACTTTACAAAAAACAAATACACCTATATTACCGGCAATTGGTACAATATTAAATTTATCAGTAACAGATAATTTAGTTACTACTCCTGGTAAATTTGGAGATGGGTACACCCCACCAATAAAAGAAGTTGATATTTTTTTAGATGCATTTATTATGTTAGCTAAAATACATTTACAAACTATTCAAGGGGTTTGTTATACAATCTCACAATACATTCCACCAATGCCAATTGGACCTGCCATTATCAATTGGAGTGTATATACGTTAGAACCTGGTAAATCTAATGCTATAAAAGCAGCACCATTATTTGAATTTAATAATGCTGATTTTAAATTAACAAAAGAAGAGGAAGAGGGTGCAAAAGAAGATATTAAACAAGCAGATGCGGTCATAGAAAAATATACACCAATTGCTGAAAAAGAAAAAAATAATAAATCAGAAGTTCCATTAGAAGACCAAGAAGAATATTATGGAGGGCCTGCAACTAGAATTATAGAAACGGCTAGGGAAATGAAATCATTAGCGATTACAAAATTAGCAACCGGAATGAATGTATCAAAAGGAGTAGACCCTGCTGCATTAAATAATATACAACAATCTACTAAAGATGATGATGTGGGTAAAAGAATTGTAGCATATGCAAAAGCGGCTGCATCAATTCCGGTAATGGAAACACCACCCAAGTCTAACTATGGTGGGCATGTTACTACTTATTTAAATGGAGTTGGCTTTAATACGCCGGCATTTTGGTGTGCGGCAGCAGTTAGTTATTGGTTTAAGCAAGCAGGTGCTAAATCGCCAAACTCAGCGGGATGTGCAGCATGGAAACAATGGGCAATAAAAAATGGATTATGGTCATCCACTCCTGTAATTGGTGCTGCTATTATATATGCAGATGGAACTGGACATCCACATCATATTGGCATTGTAACTGACCCCAAACCGAATTCACAAGGTAGGATTACATCAATAGAAGGAAACACTACGGGTGGTGGGTTTAATAGAGATGGTGTAGGGGTATTTTTAAAGAACCCACGATTAGCATCAATTAATGGATTTATTATCCCAAAAAAGAAATAACAAATAATTATATATAGTAAAAACCAATTTTATGGACCAAACACAATTAATCAAAGCATTAGTAAAAGTATTAAGAGAGGATATTAAAAAAACTCTTAAAGAAGAAATACGAAATGCTGTTCACGAAGTGTTAAACGAACAAATTGAAACACCGAAGAAAAAAGTGAACGAAAGTTACGAATTTAAATCAAAAGATGATGGTAGCTATGGTACAATCCAATACGGACAAAGACCTCAGGCTACAAGACAAATGATATCACCGGCTGATTTAGGATATGGCGATAATTTTAAAGAATACTCACAACCCGAAGCACCGGTTGGAGGAATTCAATCTGAATATGGTTCTTATTTACAAGGACAAGAAGAGGGTGGTATTCCATTAGAACATAAGATGGCAATGGCGGCAAGAAAAAATCCAGAAGCAGCAAATGCTGTTATGAAGGCGATGACTAGAGATTATTCACAATTAGTAAAAAAATTCAAATAAGGGATAATTTAAGTGGCAATAGTATTAGAAAAGAAATTTGTAATTGATGAACAAGATAAAAGTGTAGGTATTACATTACCACTAACCAAAGGAAACAATGGTTATTTTAATGTGTCTTATACAACTAAGGAACAAATTAAAACTAATATTAAATCTTTAATACTAACTAACAAAGGTGAAAGATTAATGGAACCTGATTTTGGAGCGGATTTAAGGAAAGTTTTATTTGAACCAATTACATCTGATTTAGATACTATATTAGAAACAAGAATTACTGAAGCAATTAATAGATGGATGCCATATGTTAATGTTGAAAGTATTGTATATGATATTTCTAATTCATTAAAAGATACCAACAGAATCGATTTAGAATTAAAATATAGTTTGAAATATTCAAATTCAACAACATTAGAACAATTAAATATGGTAATATAATATGGCTCTTAATCCAATAGATAAAAGCTGGTCAACAAATAAAAAGGATATAAAATATACTAATAGAGATTTTACTTCCCTAAGACAAGCATTAATAGAATTTAGTAAAACATACTTTAGCAGTACATATAATGATTTTAGTGAAGCATCACCGGGTATGATGTTCATTGAACAGGCTTCATATGTAGGCGATGTACTTTCTTATTATACCGATGCGCAATTAAAAGAATCATTTATTAACTTAGCGGGTAATAAAAATAATATTTACCAATTAGCACAAAACTTAGGATATAAACCAAAAATATCATCTCCGGCTACAACTACGTTAACGTTATACCAAACATTACCAGCATTGAATGGTGAACCCGATGAAAGATATTATCTAAAGATAAATGAGGGAATGATAGTTAATTCAAAATTATTTCCAAATATACAATTTATAACAACCGATATGGTTGATTTTGCTGACCCACATAATAGAGAAATTACAATATTTCAAACTGAAAATACAACTGGAAATGTATTATTATATTTGGTAACTAAAACAATAACGGCTATAAGTGCAACTAGATATACACAAACATTTGATTTAGGAGAATTTAAACCAAATCCAAGTGTTAAAATTAAAAGCACAAATTTTATTAAAATAGAAAAAGTAATTGATGATAATACAAATACCTATTATGAAGTTCCATATTTGGCACAAGAATTAGTATATATAAAATCACCAAATTCAGAATATGCAGAACCAAAACTTTCGCATACAGCAGAAGCACCTAAATATATTTTAAAATTACAAAAAACAGATAGAAGGTTTACAACTAGATTAATAGATGAACAAAATATTGAATTACGATTTGGTAGCGGAAATGCATCAACTCCTGATGTATTATTAATTCCAAATACAAAAAATGTAGGATTAGGATTAAACAATTCAATTAATAGAATGGGTGAATCATTTGACCCTTCTAATTTTTTAAAAACAAACACATATGGTATAGCTCCGGCAAATACAACTTTAACTGTTACTTATTTAGCGGGAGGAGGTTTAACCGCAAATGTACCTAGTGGAGATTTAACACAAATAAATTATGTATCATTTAATGAAGATATATTATCAATATCTGATATCAATTTACCTACTTATCAACAAAGTAGAAGTTCATTGGGTGTTGAAAATTTACAACCAGCAAGTGGTGGTAGAGGCAATGAAACATTAGAAGAAATTAGAGAAAATGCAATTGCTAACTTTGGTGCACAAAATAGAGCAGTAACTAAAAAAGATTATGAAGTTAGAACATTAGCGATGGACCCAATTTTTGGTAGTATTGCAAAGGCATATGTTGAACAAGATGGAAATATAGATACGGGTGCAGCACAACAATTATTAAGAAATCCATCAGTTAAAAAAGATTTTATTGGATTGGTTAAAAATTTACAAAAATCA